ATATCACAAGTACGAGCTGTTGTCACCGGTATTAAGCCGCATTTGCGGCGTATTGTACGGCATTTTCTACGAGAACTTTGATATGTTTACCCTTGCTATTAAAATGCTCTGTTACACGGATTTTCGTATTGCCAACTACGAAAAACTGCGTACCATTTTCATCCGTAATATACTTAGGCATTTCTTCTTTAGGCTGCTTGTTCATTTGGGTAATCTCCGTCAAAGATTTGAATATCAATCGGTGTTTGAATCATGGGGTAAACGATACAGTCTCGAACCTCGTTCCAATCTTCAGCCCATGTGAGTTCTTCTTGCACGGCGATAATATGCGCCCAATGTCCACGGTGCTGATCTGAGATTTTGGCACAGCGGACACCTTTCACACTTATTTTTTCACCACTGAATGTGAAGCCGTTGCGAGTTTCTTCAAAAATCATCAATGGCATATTTCTAAACATTTCGAGGTAGTTCTTGACCGCAGAAATGCTCTTATAGAAAATAAGAATTTTGAACATCAATTCACACTCCAAATGCTGTTTAACTAATTCCTTACAAATTTTCATCGTCCTTTTCGGACTTGTCTGCATAGAATAGTTTGCTGTTTCCATCTTCGTTGATTGCTAAGGCACATAACCTTCCACCATAAACACATGCTGAGTCGATACAAATATCGCCAGTTGCTACGGTGTAGGCAGTACCAGTTCTACTTGGGGTATGCCCGAAAATCACTTGCTTTTCCCGTGGCCTATGGTCGTTATGTCGAATCCAGTCGCGTCCCCAAATCAAATCATGTGCTGTATTGTCTTTGAGCAATGGTTTTGACAGACCGGCATGACAGAATATAATTTCTGGTGTATCATACACAAGCGGAAGAGTCTTAAACCAACCAATATCTGATTCAATATCTATGCCATTTCTATCGTAGCTGCACACGGTCGAGTATCCGCCGTTGTAGAACCAAAGCGAATTATCTCCGCTTGTAAATGCGTCAATCGCCATTTGCTCATGATTACCACGAAGGCAAATACAATTATCTTTTCCTACCTGATGCTGAAGCTTGCGAAGAAACGCAACTGTCTCACAGCTATTTGCTCCGCGATCTATGTAGTCACCAACAAACACTAATGTATCTGTCTGACTGCTATAATCCACACTTTTCAGAAGCTCTTTTAGTGTGTTGAGACATCCGTGAATGTCTCCGATGGCAATTATCCTATCCATTTCGGATTCCTTTCAGCAATACGGACGGTTTTGTGTTAAAAATCTCTTTTGTGACGATATGGTGTTCATTGAGCAATTTGCAATATAGGCTTGCTACGCTGCTGCCAGATACGATAGTAAGCTCATTTACAAGCGGGGTAATCAGCCCAATCCCATTGCTAATAGGAATTTCAGATACAAACACCTTGTCTACAATATCATTTGGCAAGCCCTGGATTGTACAGTATCCGTTGTCCGTAATGATCGTACATCCTTGCCAGTCTGGAATAAGTAATACCTTCATTTATTCGTCTCCTTGAAACGCTGCGAACGGAAGAGCTTTTTCAAAATAGAAAAATTCCGTGTGACTTCCTACATCAAACTTTGTCATTTGCTTTCCTTTGCATTCCTCGTGCCACATCCTCGTGTAATAAATTTTGAAGTTTCGTTCGCTACAAAATTCATTGATTTTTGCAACTATCTGTTTGGCAATCTCTTTGTCTGGCTTTCTGCCGTCAATATTGGCGATAGGACGGAACTTAGCTCTGCTATTGCGAAAATATAGTTTCATACTTCATCTCTCCTTGCTGAAAGCCTGTAAATAGTAACATTCATATCACCAAAGTATGTGTTGAGCATATTTTCAACGATATTCCAGTCACCATTTGCTAATCCACAGCCAAATCCATATGGGAATGCAAACGATTTGTTATGATACTTACTGCGGATCTCATCAAACGCTTTTGTGAGAGCAACATAATCCGTGTACTTGCGGTACTTGTCTCTGCCATAATCAAGCTGCCCAAAGATATTCAGAACAGTCTTATTCGGTTCAACCGCTACAGGAAGAACATGACCAAGAAGTTCATTTTGATTTTCAAATCTTCTGCAATATCGGATGTATGTCTTCTTGATGATAGGCCAACGAGTACAAAGCGTTTTTGCTACACCAGCTCCCATTACACCCCGACAATTTACCTGATGGCAGATAATATCTTCCGTTGCGTCAAGAATGTCCCCAACAACTGTTTTAATCATTGACACGCTCCTTCTGGTATTCCGGAGGAAGCATAACAACTACCTTATCATTCCACGAATAGTAGCTTTTAGCGTATTTTGCGTTCCACTGCTTAACAAATTCTCTTAGTTCTTTAGCGGCGACGTCATCAAAATAAAAGTCTTCAACATCCGAATCTTCTTCTGCTTGCTGCAGCATTTGATTTGCGTCGATCTCCATGCTTCCCATTGTTGTTCCATATACATACTTTGGAATATCCTCATAGTCACAATCAATGCTATCTAATAGAGATTCGATATCATCATAGAATTCTTCTCCGTAATAGAGCATGTTGTCTGGGAACTCTTCATAATACTCTGCCAGAGTCATTTTTCTTGCTTTTTCAAAGCGTTCATGCTCTGCGCAAGAATCGCAAATCGACATATACCGCGGTGTTTCTTTTCCGCATACTCTACAATGATATTGCTTACAACATATATTCGCAGCATACTCAGATGTATAAAGCTTTTTGCATTTTTCACATCTGTATAAGTCCATATTTTCTTTGATAGCCATTATGTTCCATCCTTTTTAGATTTGAATATAACCACCATGCTTGGGAATGGGGCGGAGTTCTTTCCATCTCCGAATTTTAATCGTCCACGAATAAAACGGATTTCAACATTCGGTTTTTGATAGATATAATCGTGGAAATAACTCGTATCGGTTCGCGCCGGAATCAACATTACAACCGTCGTATTTGGTTTTAACGATTCCTCCGAGCATTTCTTTACCCAATCCTTAATTGCTCTTCCGTATGGCGGATTACAGAAGACCGTTTGCCCCCCCCCAGCACTGTGCAAGACCATTTTCGCGCTCTGTGTAATATGTAGCACATTTATGGTTTTCGCTGTCTGCACACGGATCAAGGGTAAAGTGAAACTCTGAGTTGATTTTATCAAAGAAGTCTTGCGGCGTTGCCCAATTCATAGACTTCGATGAAAACATTACTCCTGTATTCATATTTCACCTCATTATTTCTTTTCGCTATGTTCGAGTTCTTCTAATACCTTGTAAAACTCACTGCCAAGAATAGGATCACAATCCTGTGGATCTTCAAAATCTTCGTTGTAGTTTAATGACATATACAGCTTCCCATCGTGTTCAAATAAACGGGAACTTCCTCTACCCCAAATTCCAAAATAGAATCCTGGCTGCGGACGGCATTTTACTTTCAGATCATTCTTTTTTAATAAAGCGATCCATTCCTTATAAACCTTACTATTCTGTTTGAAGAACATTAGACCGGTTGCGCCGTCAGCATATTTTTTGAATTGATTTGCAAATTTCTCTTTGTCTTTTGCTGTCGGTACGATTGACACCGTGTCATTACTGGCATAATAGAGATTTGATTCGATTTCCATATCATGAGAGAACTGATTGAACAACTTGTTTACGATCTGTGCGTTTTCTAAATAGTCGAACACACACTTGTAAAATCCACACTCAGGTTTTATCACATAGAATTTTTCCATATTGTTTAACTTGCTCCTTTTAGAATTTCACCAATGGTTCGTGGCGTATAATCCATATATGGCATCATTGCACCTACATTAAACATTTGACACTGCTTTCCGTATAATTCCTGCATCAGATATTTGTCATGCTCCATCATCTGATACTCAAACGAATTATGTACATGCCCATATAAGTGATACCAACCATAATAATGATTTTTGAAACATGGAATGGGATAATGGCAAAGCACGATGTTTCTAAAATTATCATTTACTTCAATGTATTCTGTAATTTTTGCAAACTCTTTTACAAACTTGCTATCGTTTGATCTGTCGTGATTTCCTTTGATAAGAAATTTCTGTCCGTTCAATGCTTGCAGAATTGGTACAGCCTGAGAGGAAATACACCAGAACATATCACCAAGCACATAAACCGTATCGCCAGGATCGACCGCAGCGTTCCAACGCTTAACAAGCTCTTCGTTCATTTCTTCTACTGTCTTAAACGGGCGATTATCAAATGCAAGAATGTTTGCATGTGCATAATGCCAGTCTGCGATATACAGCTTTCGGTTTTCAGACATGTGTTGTAGTTCTCCTTTCGCCAAATTCGCAAGAATCATCTGGACGTACAATTCCTAAATGACACTTTGTACATTCTCCGTAGCAATCGGAAAACATAAGATGCTGGCAGTCCTTGCAATGAATAGGCTCGCTTGTATTATTCGTTTGTGTGTACTTTTCGTTGTCCATTGTGAAAACCTCTCTTATGCAAACGGATCATATTCGTGTGGATCTGCTGTGTTTGCCCACTCAACCCACTCTGTAACTTTCTTGCGTAGTTCGTCATCGAGTAAGAATGGTTCTCGTACTA